ATCAATTTCATAAATCACCACGCCACCCACCATCAGTTGGTAGTAACGCACCGCCATAGCAAACTTGATTTGCGTTTTGTCGCCCATCTTCGCCGTGCCGAAGTCCACTTCTTTCAGCAATCCGCGCATCTTTGCCTGCACAGGCACAATCAAGCCTGCATTGCCCAGCAATGCGCCCTTAAAGGTTAAGGGAACATCGGCACCGTTGCTCAAGCCAAACAGTGGCAACGCTTGGGCATCGAACTGGCTTAATGTGAAGTTGGACTCCATCTTTTCCATGCCTAATTCCAATTCAATCGGCGCGTCCATACCGCCAGCGCGGTGCTCGTCGGTCTTCATGGTCAACTTAGGCAAGGTGACTTCATCCACCACGCCTGCCTTGCCACGGTAAGACACAAACAGGTCAAAGTTTTTTAATACCTGTGGAATACTCATTTAAACAACCCCTTCAAATAGTCGTTCACCAAGTGTTTACGCATGGTGATATGCTCCGCCGTTTTCACGTCGGTGAAGTCATAATCAAAGTAAATATGACCATTAGCCAAGCTTTCGGGCGTGTTCAGCGCAGCGTCAACCCACGCCTTGCCGCCAATCAAATGCCCCAACGCCACTTCGTGCTGCAAGTAGGCGTTAATGCCATCCACCACCGCTTCGATGAAGTTTTTGGTGATCCCTTGGTCAATCGCCCACTTGTGCGATGTGACCATCGCTTCGGCGATAGCATCATCCGTACGCACAGTGGAAACAAAGGCAAAGCGCGGGTCATCCGAGCATGTGCGCGAACCCCACACGCGGTAGTTATCATCGCGGATAATCGTCGCCACTTGGTTCTCGTTCAGGAAGTTAGCTGTGCTGTTGGCATCGCCCTGCGCGGAACTGATGATCGGGCGAGCTGTGCCAGCAACACCATTGAGCGGTTGGTTAGATGGTGATTCCCAATAACCACGCGATGCCAACACAGCGGCAAAGCGTGCCGAAGCAGGTGACGTTACGTTGGATGCCGAAATTACATCAAAACGGGTACACCAAGGGTCAACCAGCCACACACGCGGCGAACCAAAGTTGCCACGGTAATTAATCGCATCGGCATCGGTGGTGTTCGTACCATCTGCCACTACCATCGCCAACAAACGGTTGGCAACAGCAACAAACTCCGTCACCACCGCAGCATCGTGGGTAAAGCCAGGGGCGCATAGCACTTTGGGTTTCGCACCCGTGACGGATTCGGCATCCAACAACGCTTGCAGCCCCGTGCGTTGTCCTGTTACCGATACGCCACCAATGACGTTGGCTTTGGTAGCTGCCACGGTCGCACCTTCTGCCACACGCACCACCACCACCGCGAACGATCCTTGATCGAATATATCATCAATCGCAGCAGGACCAGTGCCCAAGCCTGCGCCCGTGGTATCCAAGGCGGCGGCTTCGGTACGGCTGGCAATACGCACAGGTGTATTCAGCGGGAACGCCTCATCCACACCGCCGCTCAGGAACAATGCCGACGATGTAGGCGCAACCACGCCTGCCCCTGTTGAACCAGCCGTATGACTGACCACCACCAACAGCGAAGCCACAGCATGGGCAGCAATCGCCGCCAATACTTGCGTTGCCGTGCTGGTAATCAGCCCTGTGGCATCCGTTGCCAAATCCACCGTAATCACCGTACCGCTCACCGACACCGCCAGCGGCGCAGCATTAGCGCGCGGATTACGCAACAGCACACTGATCGTGTTACCCGTCGCACCCACGCTTAACGCATCAAACGTTAAGGCATTATTGCTAGCAACCAGCCCAATGCTCAGTGTCGCAACCACGCCAAGGGCGGCATTCGGTGCAGTACACACCAGCCCAATGGTGCTCATGTTCACATTGTTGATCGGGCGTGTACCTGTTGCTACATCAACAACATCAATCCCGTGTAAGTATTGTCCTGGCATAAATAACTCCTAATAGTTCACTGCGCGGATAGCAGTTTCATTACTGGCTGCACGGATAGCAGCTTTTGCGCTTTGTAAACGGGCAAATGCTTGGAACTTATGGTCTGCCATCGCTGCCGATAAGCCAGTCAGCCACGCAACATCGGCGGCGATGGGCTGATTGTTTGCATCAATCCACGCAAACCCTTGCGGTAATACCCAACCGTTACTGATCGCTGTCAACACACCAGCCAGCGTTTGCGCATCTGCATCGCTCGCTTGCACGCTCGCGCCTGCGTATGTAATCGGCGTGTTCATATCGGCTTGGTATGCACGCAGCACACGCGATAGTGCGGCATCGCGTACAGCTACCACATCAATCACCCATGCCTGCGTCGCAGCGTCCCACTGGCTCTCAGGCGGTGGCACAAGCTCGGTCTTGGTCGCAGGCAACGCGCCCACCGCTTGCCACACTTCAGCTTGCTGCGTGGCAGTGTCATACACCGTGGTTCCGCGCAGGTCAGGCACGACAGCCCATGTTTGCGCCACAGTATCAAATTGCGCCGTCTCGCCAGCAGCCAACACAGGCAACGCCACATCGGTCGCCAAGGCAGGTATCATTCGCTGCCCAGCGATGGGGTCATTAATGCTCGACGTAGTGCGAATATAAACCCCAGCATCATCAAAGTGATGAATATCAACAATAGGATCAGCCGTGATTGTTTGTGATGGTGTGTTATTCATTCCTCATTCCTAATTCCTCATTCGTAATTCGTAATTCTTAATTCGTCATTAATACTTAATGCAATACATCATCGCCACGTTGCGTGGTCGTGTTTCTGTGCCACCTGTTGCTCCAGTATTGATTGTACTGTTAACGATGTTGTTTGGGTCGCCGCCTGCGCTCGATCCGCCTGTTGTGCTTTTAAAGAGCTGTGTATGCGTATGGCTCTTAAAATCATCGACCTGCCAGCTTCCCAGCGCACGTCCTGTATCTACCGCTCGACCATGCGACCAACCACGCACAAACTCACCACGCAAATCGGGTAGGTTAAACGTAGTCGTGCCATCACCAACACCGTAACTAATGCCGATTGCCGCAAACAAATCAGCATAAACCGTGCGCGATATAGCTGCACCATTGCACTCAAAATAACCCGCAGGCACGGTGCTATGTGCTAAGGCAATCACTGCCCCCGCGCTGTTATAGCCCGATGTTTTCACCCATGCCGCCCATACATTATTGACGCATCGCCGCTGCCATGTGGTATCGCTGTAAAAATCATACACGGTTTGCACACACCACACTGCTGACGCAGCGGTGTGGCGAATCACCGTCATGTATTGCCAGTTCATTGTGCCAGTCAGCGGCCAGTTGGCACCGTACCCATTGTAAATACCAGTCACGACCAAGCTGTTGGCATCAACCGCTGGTTTATATAACGCGCTGGCAAGGGCATCGTCATTGGTCAATAACGGCTGGTGTGGTGCAGCGATGTGACCTTGAATGTTGCCATTAGCAGGCTCTGCCCCTACATCACTGGCAACCAGCGTTACTGCTCCTGTTTTTCCAGCCACCGATTGTACGGGTGCAGCAGGGGCGTGGTTGTTAATCAAGGCAATAATGTCGGCTACGCTGCTGACTGTTGTTTCCACCCACGGCTGCCACACGCCGCCTTCTGCGCGACGTTCAAATGTTTTTACCGAGTAAAAGTCATACACCCGCTGATGACACCACACCACCGTTCCATTGCTATGCCGCAGCACCGTCATGTATTGCCAGTTTGCCGCCCCAGTCAGCGGCCAGTTTGTGCCATAACCGTTGTAAAAGCCTGATGTTGTCATGGTATTGGCATCCACGTTCATCGCACTTTTTGCTGTTGCCAGCACATCGGCATTGGTCAATAGTGGTTGCAGCGTCTGCGCCGCAATCGCGGCATCCACTTCGGCTTGCGTTGTGTATTGCTGGTGAGGGTCGGCAGCGGAAAGGTGGGCGTTAATGGCAGCGGTAATGGCTGCGGCATCCACAAAGCCTGCTGTTTTTAGCGCATCAACCTGCGCCTTTAACCACGCCGTTCTGTCGGCTAACTGCTGATGCGGTACATTATCGTTACCACCTGCGCCGCCCATGACTGGCTCGTTTATGCCAATTTCATGCACTGCGACGGGGAATGTATTTGGGTTATCGGTTAAATCTGCCATCTTATGCTACTATCACCCCATTGGTGTGGATTGTTTGCCATGTTGCACCATCCCATTGCAGTTCAACCAAAGTATTGGCTGCGTTGAATGTAATACTGCTGGCTGCTGCACCTGCGTGATTGAATGCGCCATTGACCACCACCGTATTGCCCACGCTAATAAACGTTGCAAACAAGACCTTCCGTTGTAAGGGGTAAGCACCATTGTTGAGCGTCAATACACTGTTGACGGTGTTGGTGCGTAACTCGCTATTGCCTGCGGCGTGGATGATGCCCGTGGCGGCTGTTTGGAACCGTTGACTCACGTTTTCACCCACGCCACCAAGGTCAACACAACCGCGCATGGCAATCACTTCGCTGGCACTGTCGTAAGTGCTGTAATTGCCGTATGAACCATCCGACACTACGTTAAGCAAGCGTACACCTGTGCTATTAGTCAGATTAAACACACTAGAGCCAGTGCCAGCGGCAGCAGATAACGTTGCCGAAAACGTAAAGTTCGTACTACCAACCGATAATAGCCCTGCTACTGCGCCACGCACCTCACCACTAAAACCATTGTCTGCCATATCCATGCCTGCCGCGCTGTACACGTCAGCGGGGTAACTCACGCCATCGCAGTCACATGCAATCGTATTATTACTGCATGTTAGCAATACGTTGCTGGAGTTACGCCACGCCACGCCGCTGGCTGTATTCCGTGCCGTATTGCCAGTGCCGCGATGACCAGAAGAGCCTAATGCGTAACTGATCGCCCCATTCACATAATGGCGACCACGCATCAAAATCGCTGTTCCTTCTTTGCTGGCTGTGGCAGCCCCTACAATCTCGTTATGGTCAACACGGCAGCGATTGCCAATCAGCAACACGCCGTTTTGTTCGGGCGCAGTATCTTGGGCAATGGGGCTAAGCTCAACGTAATTGTGGTGAACCCGTGCCGAACGCGCTGCAACGCTGATGCACTGACCACCGTCAGGTCGGGTTTTACCGCAACCGATGATTACCGCACCAGTAATCACACCGCCGACACTCTCTTTTTGGCGGTATAGTTCGTTGATCTTAATGCCATCCTTACCTGCATTAATCACCACGTCACCACGGCTTTCAAAATGGTCGCTAGCTCCGTAAATAGGCGATGCCCAACAACCAACCGACACGCTGTCAATGGATTTTGAATAGGGCGCATCGTTAGGCTGAAACACCATCGAAGCCCCCAGCGACACACATTCCACCGCGCTACAATGCTGCGCCCCCAGCAAACCAAATACGCGGTAAATAAACTCAGGTCGCCGAAGTTCTGTGAATGCAGCATCCGAATACGTCAGCGCAGTGGTGTCGCTAACGCAACGGTAGGCTAGGTTATGCCGCGCCACGCCAGCAGAAACCATCCCCCACAAACAATCGCTAAAATCACAAAACGAACACACCGCAAAATCACACGATTCAAATTGCACACCATTAAAGCCAACGTTTGCCGTTGCTGTATTGAGGCGTTCAAACACAAAACCATTTACGTCAATATGATGAAAGTTTTTGAAGTGCCAGGCATAGTTTCCCGTACCTGTTCCCGTGGCATCAGGTCGCCGAATCGTTGCGCCATGCCCATTAATCACCACATTCCGTACCGTGATCGTCGGCGCAACAGGCGCAAGGTCAGCGCATAAGTACACCCCCTTTGGCACATCCAACACATCACCATCGCCCAGCGCATCAAATGCTGCTTGGAACGCTGCGGTGGTGTCCAATGTGGGCGAACCTGTTTGCACATCTGCTATTTGTGCATCGGTTAAATACGACCATAGCGACACCGTGGCACTGCGCGTCCACGTTGCTGCGCCAACAGCGTTCGCGGTTAATACAGCACGGTCAAACGCGGGAGCATTAGCTAATGATCCCATGCGTTTCCGCAAAAACTCCGTGCGGTTCAATAACTGCTGAATAGGGCGGTTTACAATGCCACCAGGCCCTGCCAACACAGGGTCAGTTACTTCTAATTGGTAAACGTTGTCGAACCGTGGGTTTGCTACTAAATCAACCATAAATCACCTGTAAAAATACCATCGCTAAAACTGATTGCACCATCGAACCGTGCCGCACCATCAAAATATTGTGCTGCTGTTGTGCCATAATTATTGTCAAAGTTCGTACTGCCATCCATGTTATAACGGCCGTTCATCGTCTGCGAGCGTGTATAAACATAGCTGAGCGTGCGCAAGTGGCTGCGCACATTGGCATGCTCGGCAATCACCTGCATGATCGTTTGCAATGCCAACCGAAACGGCGCGCTGTAACCATCGTGCCAGCGTGTACCGTCCCTTTTAACCGTACCATCATACGCCGAAAACGTGGGTCGCAGGTCAGTTACTTCAAGGTCATAGGTGTAGGCCAAGGTATCCCCTGTATGCGATGCCTTACCATTGTAGGTATAGCCGCGATTACGCCGAAAAGCGTTGTATTCACGCACAGCAACCGCACTATAACCCAGTGCCATGATAGCGTTTTTTAATGCCAATAACGTTCCTGCTATATTGTGCGATTGGTACGATTGACGAATAACATTGCGTTGCTCTGCCGCTAACCATTGCGAACTAAAAAACTCCACATCCAACGCCCACGCCAGCCACGGCAACAGGGCGAGTGGGCAGGTGTCGGCATTCCATAACGTGTGAATATCCACGGGCGTTTGTTCAATCCGCCCTGTGCCTGCCTGCTCTAGGCTGTGTTCCCTCGCTGTGGCATTGGGTGGGAGTATGCTCAGTACGTCAGCCATCAGACCGCTACCCCTGCCACACTCACGTTGATGCCCGTAACGCTGGATGCTTGCTCGTCACCAACCACAATATCCGTGGCAGGTGCAATCAAGTTCACGTTTTGCACACTCGCCACGGTTGCCGCCGCAATCAAGCCTGCCCGCGTAATATCATGCCCCAAGGCATGGTGCTGGTCGGCGTATGCCTGCACAGCCGCCAGTGCTGCCGCTTGCAGTGTTACAGCATCGCCTGTGGGGTAGAGTGTTAATGCCACATCAATACTGTAGGGCAATAGCGTGGCTGCTTGCACCATCACATGGTCAGTCAACGGTCGCACATCGTCAGCATTGCAGGTGGTGAGTACAGCATCCAGCACCGCTTGCGGTGCAATACCGCCGTTGCTGTGGGAAAGTACCGTAATCAACACATCGCCAGGCACAGGGCTGATCACGCTGGCATCCAGCACATCAGCATCCGCCGACCGCGCAAAATAAAGGTACTGGTTAGCAGGCCCTGCGCTGGTGCGACTGTATAAGCTCAGTCGTATCCGCTCGCGGAATGGGTTGTCTGCCTCCAACACGGCAGCAGTCGGTGGCACGGTGTTGGGGTTGGCAGGCGTAATCGTTAACCGTGCTACACCAAAGTTCGCTCCTATTTGGTCAAGGTCGCCACCAGCGGCATAGGCAAGCATTACAGCATGCGCGCCATCGTTGATGCGTTGACGGATAAGCAGTTCGCGGTAGGCGCATACTTCCAACAGTTGCGCTTCCACCGATGATTCAAGCTGTAGGGCGTTTAAGTCGGGGTTACGTGCCAGTAAATCGGCTTTTAACGCCGCTAAAATGGTTTCATAATCCAGCGGTTCAATTACATTGGGGGCAGCCATCTTGGCAAAATCAATTTGCGTATAAGCCATTACACCACCAGCCCTTGCAAGGTAATCGCCTTGCCGCCAATCACATCATGGCCATAAAGGTCAATTAGCAACTGGTTAGCCTCGCCCACGCTTACACGCACTTGATCGACCACAAACTCCGTTTCCCACTGACCAATGGCATCCACCACGGCATGCACAACATCGAGCTTGAGCGATGCGTTCATCGGACGATCCACCAAACGCGGCAGCCGTGAGCCATAATTACGCCGCATCACACGGCTACCCAAAGGCGTGGTCAACAAGCTTTGCAAGCGTTGCATCAAATGCGCCGTACTGCCAATCATCACGCCTGTATTACGATCCATGCCGTTCATTGCGCTACCCCAGTATTTGCGCCGCCTGGCTGAATACCGCCGTGGACGTGTTGCTGTAAGCTGACGCTGCCTGCCACCGTGTCGCCCGTGGTATGCAGTGTGCCATTGATGGTCACATCGCCAATGAGTGTAATTCCACCGTCTGCTTGCACTGTTACCGTGCCACCAGCAGGCAGGCTTGCCTGCAAGCTGTGGCTACGCTGGTTGTAATGGATAACCGCACCATCGGCATACTGCACCCAGTCATCATCGGGGTCAGTGCTCGGCGCGTCGAATGCGCTTTGGTAGATTGCTAAAAACACCACCGCTTGGCTCAACTCGCCCGCAGGTGCAATCACCGTAACCTGTTCACCCACGCTGGGCGCACTGGCAGTACGTACGCGACCAGCACGGCGAACAGCCCAAGGCAAGTCGCCTGTGGTCAATGTATCGTTTAACTTAACACGGCAGGTTTTGCTGCTGGTGTTGACGCTGGCAACCGTGCCAAAGCGCACAATGTTAAGCAGTCGCCGTTCCAGTTCTGCAACCGTGAAGTGTAGTTCAGACATGGCGGTAATCCGCTGCATGCCCGTCACCAATGTTCGGTGCTTTACCAATCAATAAGGTTGCTGGGGCTAGGTCAGGTGCAATCACCGCATCATCGGCATAAATAAGCTGCTTCCATAGCACCAGCCAAATGGCATAGCCTTCGTTGTCCACCTGCGCGGCCGAACGGTTTTCCAAGCGTTCCACCACGGCGGGGAACACATCGTTCAGCCCCCATTGTTGTTGATGGATCAATAGCATGATGTTCCGTGCGATCACCCGTGCCGACTGCCCACGCGCTGCTGCACCTCGTGCGTTGCGGGTAATGATGAACGCAGCATTGCGGCACTCAAACGCAAATTGCCCTGTGCTGGGTTGCTCATTACTGGGCTTACCGCCCAATGGCACAAACAACACACCATCACCACGCGGTGCAATCTTCTTTAATGCCGCTGGCGATAGGTCAAAGGCGTATTCGGTCACATCACGTACGCCGCTCACGCCCTTCAACCCCGCAACAATGGCGGTTTCATATTGCTCAAACGTAGGCATGGCTACGTTCAATGGGTAAGTACAATGCGCCAGCCGTTGCCGCATTCGCCAGCGGTACGGTCATGGTATGGTTGGTAGGGTCATAGCCTGTTGGCATCGCCGCAAGCGCAAGCTGCCAACCCGCAGGGATTAAAGCAGCGGTATCGTAAGGAATAATATGTGTGTTGTTGTTGCTGATGACGGTTAAGCGGTTGTTGCCATCGTCGGCAACCAAATAATGACCAGGCGACAACTCCAACACATCGCGGCAGCCCCATAACTCGTTGGGACGGTTAAACGCCTGTGCGCCAGCATCATACACCGCATGCCCTGCAATCCATGCCAGATCGTGATTATCAACCCCCAACGCTGCCAACAAGCGCGGCGACGATGCTCCAATGACCAATTGATTATGATCCTGTGATACATAAAAACCACGCGGCAACAGATTACCGGCGGCAATACCTGCTGGTTTAGTGTAGCACGCCACATAAGCAAAGCTGGTGGCATCATAAACGGCAATCATGTCGTCATAGTACAACGACACATAAATAAGGTTGTTCAGTGCATCAACACGCACTTTGTCGGGGTTACGGATGCTACCTGACCACGGCTCCGATACACCACCGTTATTCATGGCATGGGTGGCAACCAACGCGCCAGCAGGGTCAAATTCGGAAAGATGGCCATGCCCCGATGCACCCACAGCCATGCCACTCCATGACGCGACGATAATATTACCATTCGGTAACATATCTACACCCGAAGGCGTATATAAGCCTGTAGGCAAGTTTAACGCCGCATTGTGTGTGCCAAACTGCCACAGCATGGCTTGCGTATCTAAATCAAAAGCGCGTAATACATGGTTATTACCCACGGTGTAAATACGGCGGTTGACTTCATCCAAGGCAAAATCGCGTGTTAAATACAGACCATCCGCCGCTGCGGAGCGTCCCCAATAACCAAGGAAGGAAAAGTTGGCATCAAACCTAGCCAGCGCAATCGCTGCACTAGCCGTTTCCGAAGCCACCCACACCTCGCCATTGCTGGTTTTGCGCAATGCCGAAGGCATAACAATAAGCCCGCCATCGGTGTAATAACTATGCACCACGCCAACACCATCGGCAGCAGTCAGGTGGGCAGTTCCCACAGGGTTCGCTACCACAAAGCCGCGTGCCATATCGGCATCTGCCGCTTGTAGCTTCAAGCTGGCGAACTGCGCCGCGCCAATGCCCTGCAACTTTGCCTTAGCTGCCGCGTTAGCATCCAAATCAGCAAAGAAGTCAACCAGCGCGCCCATTATTGATACCCCGCTAATGCTGTTGGCGTGAACACCGCAGCATCAGCAGCCGTTGCCGCCTGTGCTGTGGCATTCACCGTGTGGTTGCTACCATCCAACCCGAGTTGAATAATACCCTTGCTGATCCGCTCCAGCTCTTTGACTGCCTGCTCATAACGCAGCTTCACAGCATCCGTCACGGCATCGTCATACAAGCGGTAGCGCGCAATGTCTCGCGCTATGCGGGCAATGTTTAAGGGTACGCTAGCCAGCGGCAACGTATAACGCGCTTGCAAATAGCCGTTGATTTCTGCATCAGCATCATTCAAGGCAGCATTAAGCACATCATCGTCTATCGTCTGCAATGGTGGGTTGGCACGATCCGTCAACTGGATCAGCTCTGCCTCACCAAAGCGGTCAATCATCTGTTGCGCGCTGGCATAGCTCATGGTTTAGCCCTTCGCCGCTACTTTGGTCTTCGCAGCGTCATCAGCCTTCGCAGCGTCATCAGCCTCATCTAAAGGTTCAATCGCTTCAATAGCCAGCAACGGTGTCGCCTCTTCTTCTGTCAGTTCAACGGTGCTGCCTACCGCATAATCTTTATCATCATGCTTCAGCGGTGTCTTTACGGTGTATTTCATACGTAGCTCCTTAACCAACGTTCTGAATCAAATAGCCCAAATCAGGGGCGGTAATCAGTTCTTTCACCGATTCACCCGAACGCACCTGTTGACCGCCGCGCATACCGATATTGGGGTTAGGCATGGCACCAGCTACGCGGTCGCCAAATTGCGCCGTCAGACCAAAGGTGGCAGTGCCGCTCATGGTGTCGGAGTGGCTGTCTTGCACCAACAGGGCAATATGATTACCCCAAGCACGCGCCAGCGTTGCCGCTTGACCTTTACGCGCTGTATTGACGCGGGCTTCGCCCACAATCACCTTGTCCATCTCGAAGAGGTCAGCAATAAACTGGCGACTGGCAACACCACCATCACCAGCATTACCGTGGAACGCCTTCACAATCGCAGGGTGGCGGCTCAGCACCGTAAAGGCACGGCGACCCAGCACCATCACGTTAGGACGCAAGATCATCGAATCAGCAGCGTCCTGAATCAACGCTTGCGGGTTGGATGTGGGGTCGGTAAATAACGATGCTCCCGACAAGGTGACTTTATTTGTCGCCGCATAATTCGCAGCACCGAATACAAGGTTGGACACGCGCACTTCACGATCCAAGGCAATCAGGTTTTGCACCCCTTCCACGGCACGACCCAAGGGGTTGTAATTAACGGGGGCGTTTGCAATATCTGCCTGTGGCACCATCGCATCCAGCGCGTGGTCTTCGGTCGATGCCGTCACCTCGGTGGCAGTGAACTCGACCTGATTAGGCTGTGACTTGCGCCCCACTGCGGTGTCTGGAATAGTGAACCCATCAGCAAGGTTGTGGAGCAAGTACTTAAAATCTTGCTTGCCCACAGGTACGCGGGGCAATACTTCGTCTGCCACCATTTTCCCATTGCGGTAGGCAATGGCAATGGCGGTTAAATCGGGTTGAATAGGGAATGGAGCTGGAGCTGGCATAGTTTACCTCTTAGCCTTGGATTTGTGATTGATTGATGATCAGCGAACCAATGTCGCCCAATACGCCGCTTTCCACGGCCATGCCGATAATGCGCATGTTTGCACCTACCGCAGGCAAGGCTTTAATCGCCCGACCTGTGGCATCGGCAGTCAATAAGTCGCCAGCGGTCACAACGCCGCCAAACTCCACTTGGGTGATCTTATCCATCACCACGTCCACGGCACTGCTTGCCACCAGTGGCGCAACAGGCACAACAGCATCGGTGACACCAATCAATGGGTCAGTGGCGAGCGCGGGCAATACCACATGGAATGCGTCCACACCAAAGGTTACGATGCGGTAAGGCGGAACCAGTGCGTCAATTTTAAAGTTTTTAGTCAGTCCAGGATTGTTCATGCGTTGCTACCTTGTGCTTCGATGTGTTTCACCGCCTCAGTGATGGTGATGTTACGACCTTTTGCCGCCTCAGATTCTTGAAAGTCCACGGCTGCCGCAGCCAATGCCTTAGCATCGGTCACATCCACACCCTTGCCATCATCGTTCGGCAGTTCACCAAAGCTGACCAAAGGCGGCTGCGCTTGCAGGTAGTCCTTCATAAAATCTAGGGGGGTTTTATGGCTGGTGGATTCGCCCTCTGCGAACTCAATCGTCTCGACGCGTTCCAACGCAGCCATAAAGTCAACCACGCCATCTTTCATGGCTGGCAACAGCTTGCCTTGGGTCAATAATGACTCAGCAAAGGTGGCACAATCAGCGCGGTGCATGGCAGCCTCACGCGCTGCCAGTACTTCCTCACGCTGTTTCAGTTTATTTTCACGCGCCAGCAGTTGCTGCGCTTGTTCATCATTGTCGGGCATTGCGCCCTCCTTTTCATCTTCTGCAAATGCAGGTTGTGGGGGGGCAAGCTTTGCCTCTTCGGATTGTTCTTGTTGTTGTTCTTTGTCGGCTTCGCGTTGCAGCGATTGCACATCCCAGTCGGGGATAGTTTTGTCCGCTTCATCTTTACCGAACTTACCAATCATCCATTCGCGCAGGCTGCGCCATAGCCCTGCCTCGGTTTGGTCTTCATGGCTGCCAAAGTCCACGGTCAACATTTCGCCTTCGTCGGCAAAGTCAGCCGCTCGCAAGCCTTTAATCGCAGGTGCGACCGCACCAAGGAAGCCCAAGTGACGCGGGTACCACACACCAGCCACAGGGTTGTTGGGATTATCGGGGTGGTAAAAGGACATTGAACGTTTCTTAAACGCGCCTGTTTTATGCAGTTCGGAAAAGTCAGGGTTAACCTGTGTTGGCATCGCCAATAAGTCATTACCCTCCACGCGGAAGGATTCCACCCAACCATAAGCGGGTGCTTGACCCGTCGGATGCCCGATCACCAGCGGTGCTTCGTGCAACTCAGGGTTATATGCTGCTGCCGCAGCCTGCAAGTCTTCGGCACTGATCGTGACGGTTGCCCCGCTGGATGTGCGGTGCGTACCTGCGATAAAAGCGTGAATCGGTTGGGTGTGTGTGTCTGGCATAGGGCGAACGCTAGCCACGGCGAAGGGTTGCCAGTTTCTAAGTATCTAAGGAGTTTTTATGTACCCCCGCACCTTATAGGACTTATAGGACTTATCCCGCACGAAAAAAAAACGGCAATACAGGCGATGCACCACCAATTCCATACCCAACTACCAAAAACAAAGAAACGGGCGTTCTAGCCCGTTTAACCCCCGTTTAATTTTGATGTATGCGTAACAGGCAGGCGCGTAGGATTGACCCTACATCATCCCCGCCAATGCATCGCGGATAATTTGCGCAATCTCCGCCTCATCGTCGGCGGTCACGCCCATGAATGGGCGAGCGGGTATATTGCGTTCATCGGCACCAAATTGGTGGGTGGCGGCATAAATCAGGTTCGTTCCCACTTCCACGCTGCTGTCCAACCATTCAGTATGAATCGAATCCTCCAAGCCACCATATTCGCGCAATATCGCATCGGGGTTACGGTGCTTGCGGGCAACAGTCGCATCGGCTAACGCATCCCATGCTGTGCCATCTGGTGCGGTTTGGTCGTCAAAGCGTTGCCGTGTGCTTTCAATCATATGCTCGCCAATGTCGCCTAAACTATCTTGCACAGCATGCAACACCGTGGACAGCTCGCTCGCCATGCTGTGTAACGCCTTAGCATTGGGGTCAATCGTTATGCTTGTGCCTGTCATGTCTTCTCCTACGCTTATTGACATCATCATAAGCGTTCATTACGCTGTGCCCATTAGCCATCGTGCGAGCAGTCTCCGACCAGACCTCCAATCCTACGCACGGGTGATTACCGCTGGGTCGGCGGCGGTAGTTTTAACCTGAATTATTCACCCCTGCGGTATAACCGAACACCACGCCGCAATCCCTCTACCTCATCACTCAACTCATCCACCGCATGATCCAGCACATAACTGGTTTTACCACGCCAGCCATCGGTCGCAAACTCAAACACCGTAAACGCCGTTTTATCCACACCATCTATTAACCGACGTGATACATAGCGACGGCGTACTACCGCACGCTTTTGGCTATGCATCCACTCCATGCCTACCCATATCTCATCAGGGTTCTTTATAGCATCCGCCATCATGAGCAAAAAACGTTCGCGCCCACGCTTGGCAATCTTCCACCGTCCGCGTACATCTTTTAATAACGCTTCGGATATAACCACCGCCTCACCAGCGGCATCGGTAAACACCACAGGCTTGCCGATGTCGGCATCAAACGCTTGCAAAAACTGACGCGCATACGCTTCCTCTTCGCCATCCTTCATGGCGGGTAGCAGTTGTTCTGCTGCTACGGTTTGCGGTTCTGGCAACAGGTCTTGCGCTGCCGTGGCAGGTATCAGTTGTGCAAATCCATGCGGTGCTTCACCCGTTGCAGGTGGCACGTGAGCATGCATCCACGCACTACGCCCTGGTGCATACGCCCAACCCGCGTCAATGCCGTCTGGCACATCCAACACCTGCTTGCCCACCTTTACGCGGCGCGTGATGACTGCGGGCGATTCCGCAACCTGCAAGCCTTTACGCTGCATCCGTGCCTTACTCATCCCTGTTACATAGCAACGGCAGCCCCAGCCATTGGGTGGGTAATGCGTTTGCCAAAACGGATCATCTTTGGCTAGCACTATGCCCGACCATGCAAGGTGTTGGTGGCGTGGGTTATTCACACCACTGGCATGGTGGTATTGCCAATACGGCATACGCTGCAATTGCGTGTAACGCCCCGCCGCGTGGGATGTACGCATATTCGTTTCGTATATCACCCGCGTGCGCCAACCATGATTACCCTTGTACGACCAACCATGTTCCGCCACTGCCGCATCAAACCGCTGGCGGAACTCTGCAATAGTCGTGCCTTCGGCAATCGCCTGCTGCACAGCGGCTTGCAAATCCTCCACCAGTGCCATCTTCATCGCCCCTGCCACCACAAAAGCATGATCGTGATTACCCTGCCACACATCCGACCATGCCGTACTCGGCATCGCCAACTTATTACGAAAGAAGGCAATCTGGGCATCAAACGGCAAACTGCCATAGGCTGCCGTTTTCATGGCGTTATAACGCCGTTATAACGTGCTTTATTGCTCATGCTGCACCGCATAACGCCCCGCTAACTCCATGCTGCTGAATGCCTTGGTCATCAAGGCGTTCAGCGCGGCAGTGTCCATCTCGCCCAGCAATGCTGGCAACTTTTCGGCAAACTCCGTTAAATCACCTGCTTCATCCAGCAGTTGCCGCGCTTGCGCAATCATGGCATCAGTGATTGGTGCTGCTTCGCGTTCTAATTGCCCACTGGCGTGGCTTACAGCATCGCCAGCCTCACCAGCCTCGGCAAAGCTCGCCGCAGCGGTGGCAGGCTTGCCGCTCAGTTTGATGTTATATTCTTCTTCCACATAGGTTTGATCCAACGGCATAGCCGCAGCATCTGCCAGTGTTTTGTCCCGTGTCGCTTTATCGCCAAGGTTTTCCACCTCGGACATATCACGGCGCAAGCGCGGACGTTTGGCGGTGGCGAAGTTCATCTGCGTGAACCACGTCAACAGCGTTTCGTTTATCGTATCGCTCAACGCATCAGCATCGGATTTCGCCACTTCATCTTTAATGGTTTCATGCACTGTACCCAGTGCTTGCGAACCGCGCTGACCCTGTGTCGTCGTCAACGTTTGCGACAGAATCACCGTGGTGATTGCCTGATCCATGCGTTCAATCAACTGCTCATGGCTGGTAATACCCGTGCGCGCTGCATCCATCAGCTCGGCAGCCATGCCTTCTGGTACGGCTGTTACACTGTTACTACGCAGGGCGCGCAAGGCATCCATCAGCACCCGCTTGTCCGCCTCGGTTGCGCCGTTGGGGTATGTGCCCTTCAGCGACGGTGAACCAAACTTATCAATAAACTGTAACCACAGGCTCATGCCCTCGCGCTTAAAGCGCACTGGCCAATACAGCCAAAAGCCCAAACCCGTGCCGTAGGGGTTGTCATCATCCAATGCCGCCACGTGGTGGACAAACGCTTTACGCGCTGGCAATGGTTCACCCGTAAGCAGATTGCGCCGCGTCTTCAGCCGCAGGCTTGGTTCTAGCCGCAGGGCTTGGCGTACATCGTCATAGCGTTCACTGCGCGGCGGCGTTAAATACAACGGGGCAAACATAAACCGCTGACTGCGTTTAACCTTCACCCCCGCAGGCCAATACAGCCCGTCTTTAACACTCCAAATAATCTCCGCCACGCAAAAGCCTTTGAGCAGGCTTTGCAGCAACACCTTTTCGGTCAGGTGGTCAAAACCAATACTTTCAATCATCGTCTTGGCGGCATCTGCTGCGGCTATATCTGCCGCGCTATCGCCGCCTGGCACGATGTCATAATCATTCGCTGTGACTGCGCCAATCCGCTGCTGCAAGCACGAACGAACACGATCATCGCGGTACACATCTTCATACACATCCAAGTTGCCGCCCAGCGAACGTAACAACTTGTCTTCATTATAACGGATGTTGCCAAGGTAAGCACGGGTAACATCAACCGCAGGGTCATCACTGGCATATTCCAGCCGTAGGTCTTTGGGTAATGCCATCTACACACCCACCACGCGCAACAGCAACGCCAAGGGTACATACACCGACAGCATCACCACGCTGATCGTGTAGCGGCGCAGCCGTGCCGCCAAGGCTTCGCAGGCGCGCTGGTTAATCTCGTCCAGCGTAGCAAGCAGGCGCGCTGGCGTTTGTTCATCTGCCAAAGCATAAGGGTCGTTAAATTCCACCATCAGCAACCCAGCCAATGTAGCAGGCTGCGGTAATCGCAACACCACCGACAATGCAAAGCCACAGGCAAAGCCAAACGCCAGCCACAAATCAGCCGTTAAACCACCAAATAAACCAGCAGCCGCAAACAATGCCGAAGCAGCAAGCCACAACTGCCCCAGCCGTTCCACACGCGCAATCAACATCAGCTCACGGGCAATCAAATGTTCATGCATGCGCCGCGCTTCATCAACCAACAACTGCACCGTGGCAGGTTTAGCCATTGCAGGTGGCGGCACGGATGTTCCTGTTTCCATATCCAACACAATATCCATCGTCAACCTCCAATAAACAGTTGGTGATCCACCGCATCACCTGTAACAAAGCCCAATCCGCTTTTGGTATCGCTAATATATTCCATGGGGGCTACATCAAAGTTAGATGCATAATATGCTAGTACGCCAGCAATAGCGGAATCACCATGCCGTTGACCATCACCATCGGTTTTTTTGCGGGGCAAACGGGGTACACCGTTCACCACTTTAATTGCCCGATGGTCATCAACAATATCATCGTGGCGTGGTAGCATGATGGTTCTATCTTCAAACGCAGCCTTATATTTTGGCATGTTTTCTCTATACCATGTTTCGCTGAACTTCACCTTTTCAGCACGGCTACCAAACTCATCAACTGCACATTCGGCAAGGAACGAGCCATTGCCCGTCTCATCCAGTGCTGCGCCACTCATGCGCGGCAATGCATTGCCTAACGATAGCATCACCTGCTCTTGCTGTTTATGCGGTACATTGTGCATTTCAATAATAAACGGTGCGGTTTTTATTAGCGTTTCGCCAATCTCCATCGGTACGATGTCGCTCATGTCGCTGCTGCGGGCAAAGTCCATGCCAAACACATGTCGCCGCTTTCTATCTAACTGCGCATAAAGCGGCTCTAGGTTGTAACGTATCCAATCAGCCATCTCGAGCCTGCGTGCTGGTTCTGGAGCCATGTTAAATGTTGGTGTGCCGATGAATCGAACCACAGGCGCATCAAACATACAGGACTCAATCAGTGCCCTAGACAAATAAGCACCACCGCCAGCTCGAGGAATGCAGTCCAGCTCCTCTGCCTCATTACCGCGATAACGCTTGCGGATGTCAGCTCGCCATATTGCCTCCGCCGCTGCGGAATACTCTAGCCCCGACACCTTGCATATCCTGCGGTAGAATCCGTCGGCTATCGCATCATCAAATGTTACACGGTGTAAGCTATAATCCGCACGACCTGCGCGAATATCATTCACCAAACTATTAAAAGGATTATCATCACCGTTATGTGTGCTGATGATGTGTATTGTTCCGCCCCACATGGTCATCGCCAAGGCTGATTTTAGCAGCTCATCCAAGTCATCGACGAAAGCCGCTTCATCAATAATCAACCGTTCTTTCGGGCGACCTTTGGAGCGCAGATTGCGCGGATTGCTGGAAAACGTGCGAATCTCATGACCGCTGGCAAACTTGATCGCATAAGTGAGTATGTCTCGGTCGGGGTCGTCAGGGTGTGGCATCATCGCTTCGCCAATCTCGCTTGCTACACTGCCAAAGGCTTTCGCCCAGTTAGCGCAATCCTGAATAAAACCGCTTGTCATTTCCTTGTCGTAGGATATATAATAGACGTTTGCGCCAGCTTCTGCTGCTGCATGCAACACAGCATCGGATGCTTCAGCATACGATATGCCAATGCGGCGACTCTTTTCAATCACCTTTACAGCAGCCTGATCAGCTACCCATTTTGATTGATACCGAAGAAGTATTGAATGCATATTAAACGGCTAATGAATCCATAATAGCAGCACGAATAGAAGCAACACCTGCAGAACTCATGCCCGCTTTTTTTGCCGCCTCATCAGCAGCTTCAGCAGCAATTTTGGCAGCGTTTGCTCGCACATCGGCTGCGTGTTTTTTTTGGCTGATGCTGGCACGGCTGAGGTCGGCAACGGCACGGGATGCGCTACCCAGCAGCTTCACGCGCTCTTCTGGGTCGGCTACCTCGGCTTGCTGTAACGTCAGTAACACATTAAACAAATCTGTTTGTAGCATCGCCATGACGCCAGCAGAGCGACTATCTTCGCTATCGTCGGCTTCAGCGGCAATCATCTTGGCAGCGTCTGTTGCTGCTTTGATGGATGCCAAGCGGTTCTTGACTGCCAAGCCTGCGCGACCTACTGCGGATCGGCTGATTTCATACCCTTGCTCATTCAGCCAGTCGGTTAATGTGCTATAGTCTGCAAAGCCATGCGCAACCAAGCGCGCCTCAAACTCACGGCGCACATCATCGGGCAAGCGTGAAATAGTGGATGGTTTAGCCATCACCAATACTTCGCAGGTCGGGCGATGCCTTTGGGGCAGTCCACGGTATATTCTACCACGTCAATGCCTTGCGGCGTGAGCTTGCCGCGCCATTGGTTGAGGCGTTCGCCCTTGTCCACCTCGACGAGTTTGCGGTCAGACAGGTAATCAAGCTCGCGGTGTAGCTCGTGCATGGTCACATTGTCTTGCACTTCCACCAACACGCTCATCATCATTTGGTCATTCGCACCAATGGGGCGCGCTGCATCCAACGTTTGCAACACAGTCCAGCGCACCGCTTCGCGGCGGATGCGGCGCATATCTACCTGATTATTCATGCCGTCTCCTTATCTTGCCCATAGCAAATAATGCGCTGCTTGGTCGCTTCGTTGTAACGCTCCAGCCGCGAAGCCAAGGCATCCAGTTTGGTGTTAATCAGCGCGTCTTGCCGTATTTGCTCTTCGCGGCGGTAATATTGCAGCGGCAAATCACGTTGTAATTGCTCCATATCGCGCCGTAACAAGTCGTGCTTGTCATGCAGTTCGTGGTGCTGTTTTTGCAGTTCATCACGCCACATCAGCAATGTGGCATCCAACCGTGCCGACATCCAGCGGAAGCCCGTAAAAGCAATGGCACAGGTGGTTAATAGCAGGCTGATTAACTCAATCAATGTTTTAACTTCAATCACTCCATCCCCTCCACCGATTCAATATACGTTGCGACACGTTCCAAATTGTCCATCATGGTTGCTGCACTGGTCGAATCAGCAAAACAGTAACGGGCGACATTAGCGGACGCGGCGGCAATGGTCGGGCTTGCTGAATATGGATCGGTTGCTCCGCACACTGGCGTGCCTGAGATTCGCCCGAAAATGTCGCACAGCCGCTTGTTGATAGCAGCGTCAACAACATGAGTTTTGGTAGTAGTCGTAGATGCAAATTGCACCGCTTGTTCACGGAGTTTACGCAGCCTTTTGCCAGCCGTTGCTTGTTGCTTCTGCCAGTTCTTGCGGGCTGCTGTGTATTCCTGTTGCTGCGTTTTGTATTCATGAGCAATCGCCTCTGTGTTTGATTTTGCTACAGCAATATCCTGCGCTGCCTGCTGTAGCTGTGTTTGATATTGCTGTGCCGCATCCAGCGCGCTATTGTATTTATGCCAGGCAAAAGCACCGCCACTGGCAAGTGCAATGGCTAGCAATAGGTAAACACCAAAACGACCCAGCAGAGGGCTAAGCAGCATGCTGTACAACGCGCCAAAACGCCCAAGCTGTGCTACCAAACAACAGGAGTAGCACGGTGCATACGCTTGTCAGCACAATGCCAAAAAGTTCCTTTTGACCACCTGCGCTATCAAAGCTCGCATTATGGTTTATGTAGAGCATATGACCGCCGTATGATACGCCTACCGCCATGCCCATGCTCAATAATGTATAGATCACCAGTAGTGTAATATTCACGCTTCACCTGCCTTGTTTTTGAGTTGTTCCAATTCGTCCTGCCATTGTTCCATCAATACGATTTCATTCATGAATGCGTTATAGCAATGCATGCGCCCAAACAGCAGGTCGATAAAACATCGTAATGCGCGGGCAGATTTGTAGCCGTCTTCAGTGGCCAACTTGTACGTCCATGCGCTTACGGTGAAGTCTTCTGTACCATAGAGCACCGAGCCGCCGAACTGATCCATGCCAATGGCCATGGCCATAAAGTAATCGGCGATGGCTTCCATTTTTCGGCTTGTTGCCGTTAGCCAGGCGATGCGTAAGGGCATCACAATCGGCGCAAGCAGCAGCACCAGCATCACAGCCAGCACAAACAATAAAAATGCTTTGCAGGTTTTAACGATCAGTGGAAAAATGATGGTGTTGAATACAGAGCTAGATTGATTCATCATATCAACAAAACCGTGTGGGGATGTATTCGCTTTCGCCCGTAGCGCGGTCATAGCGAGCGATCAAATGGCGGTCGCGTGGCTTGCCGTCTTTGGCAACTGCCACATGCACCCACTGGTCAAACTCCATAATCAAGGTATCAATGGGCAAGTCCAACGATGCGATGGCTTTGGCAACCTCGCGGGAGGTCATGCCAGGCACGGTAATATCCCCCGCGCAGCCATCCATATGGGCAGAGCGTGGCGAGCCACCAATGGCAGCGTTGAGTTTGCGGCAGCGGAAGCCGCTATTAACGTGAACAGGTCGCGCCAACGCTTCGCGCAGTGGCTCCAGTACCGATTCGCACAAACGGCGAAGATTCGCCTTTTGACGTGGGTTGGGTTGATTGATGATGCCGCGCCGCGCTGCAATTTGGCTACGCGTGAGTTCGGCAAGGGTGAAGTGTTCGGTAATCTGCATGTTACGCCTCCTTACAAGGCGAACGCTAACAAGCATAAAAGCACCAACAGATTGAAGCGTTTAGCGAAAAAAGCCACCGCTAAGGGTGGCTTTTTTTTATCGGCTTCGGTGGTTGTGGGTTACTTGTCCACAACCTACCCGACCCAAACAACGCTACCCCAGCAATGCTTGTAGCTTGGCATCGGCAATCTTACGTTGCTGGCGTTCTTGCTGTAATAGCAACGTCTGCACCTCTGCCAATCGGGTCAATTTTGCCAATACCAGACTATAGCCGTATTGTTCTGCTATCGCTGCTATGATTACGCGATTGTCAATAGCACAGCGCGTAGAAATTACTTGTTCTATTACTACGTCTAAAGAGGATTCATGTGTCATGCCTTATCTCCATTATATTGATCATCAACCATGCCCGAACTGTCGGGCTATTACCAAATTTTCACTGCTGCATGCGGCCATGGTGACCGAACTGAGCAATATCGCACCAAACACGCAAGGGTGGCAGCAGGTAAACAACCGCTGGCGTGGTATCTTTTGCTGCTCAAATTGCCGCAGTGCCTTGTTTGCCAGCTTTAACAGCCACTTGCTGGAGCCACAATTAAACCGCTTGCAAGTGGTGACTGCGACCGCCAGCCACCTGCCAGTAAGCTTGCAGCAACAGCAAATGCGCACCATCAACGGCGACGGTTACGGCTGCGACCTCGGCAAGGTTTGCAGCAACTTTCACTGGCACGAAGTGGCACTGTTACGCATTCCCCAAGGACTGCCAGAAGCCGTGGCGACTGCCTTTAATGACCTTTTTGAAGTTGCCGCTAACAGCAAACACGCCGCCGCCGCTTGCCGTTGCATTCTTGACCTGATCAGCAAAGAGCAACTGAAGCTGGACGAAGCCGACCGCAGCAACCTTTTTGACCGCTTAGAAAAAATGCAACAAAACAACATCATCACCAAGCCCTTGTGTGAACTTGCCCACCATGTACGCGACCAAGGCAATGCAGCCCTACACGAAGGCACACGCCCCAGCGCAAAACAGGTGGAAGAAGCCATTGCGCTGGTCACCATGATTGCCGAACAGGTGTATGAACTTCCCCACCGTATCAAAGAGCAGAGGGCAGATGCGTAAGGGGCACTTGCGCACCACTGCCAACGAACAACTGCCAACTACCAACTACCTACCAAACAACGCAGGCTGTTTCGCCTTGCGTATCGCCCGCTGCTCTTTGATGATCGTGTAGATAGAAACATCCGTCAACCGATACCGCGCTGCCAGTTGCTTGACGTTTGAGCCATCAAACTGGTGGTAAATCTGTATATTACGCAGGGCTTGGCGCAATTTGTCGTTACGCGGTAAATAAACCGAACGACCACCCCAATAGTGCGCGATCAATATAACGATGCGCTTTGCCTCGGCTTCTGCTACTGCCGCTTTTTTACCGCGCTGTATGGCATCTTCACGCAGCACATCCACCAGCTCTGCCAACGATTGCAACCACGAATAATCGCTGGGCAGCTCTTGCGCCAAATCCAGCAGCTCTGGCAAATCGCAATCCATAGCGTTTTTACGTACGCTGCTCATGTGCGTTTCGCCCGATAGTTCAACGCAGCCACCACCTTGCGCAGTTGCGCGGTATTGCACCACGCCAATTTGTCCACCTTGCACACGCGCTTGGCAATCGCCTCGGCATACGCCCACGGTAGTTTAGCATCGGCTAGCTGTGCTTCAATCTTGTTCATTAATGCCGTTTTATCGCCGTTTACAGCAGGTTTACGCCCATAGTTACGGCGCGCTTTGGGTTTATAACCCATGCGCTCCAACTCGGCGATCACTTTAAACCGTCCACGACTGTCCAAGTCGGCGGCTGAACGCACACCACACAGCCGTTCCAGCATGTCGCGGTAATCGTCATCATCCAGCTTCAGCGCAGCCTTAGCTTGATGGATCAATCCCAATTCGCGGCGGCGGTAAGCCGCAGGTGATGTGTCAGCCATGTCAAACCCCCAGTAGTTTGTGTATACGTTTTTCATTACGTTCATAACGCGCTATGTCTTCTTCGTGCTTCGCTATTCTTTGCAGCATCTCCTTAGCACTTAACCCCTCCAGCGCATCATAATCCATAAAATAGTCTATCTTTTTATTCTCTTCCATGAGTTTTTCAAACTCAATATGATCGAGTGCAATTTGTGCGCTTTTAATTTTGTGTTGATAATCACGCCACCCAAAAAGTTCATAAAACACCCGCTCAAATTCGTCTTCGTCACAAATGCGCTTGGCTTTATTCAATAACTTCATTATTTCTTTAACGTGCATCTTGCAACTCCTTATTATACAACGCCTCGGCATGGTGGGCGATCATGAACGGTAGCAAGCCTTTTTCGGGCAATCCTTTGTCATGAATCAAATCGTCTCTTGCTTTTATCAGCCATTGTTCAATTTGGTCTTTTGGTATGGGGTGAACCACAGGTTCTTGTTTTGGTTTTGGTTTAGGTTGCAGCACTTCGCCCACCGTCTGCAATGCAGATGACGTACGCGGCGCAATATGCTTTGGTTCATCTTTCTGCCCTCTGTCTTCTGCCCGCTGCCCTCCGTTAAGCACACTATGCACCACCTGCAACAGGTAATTATGGCTGGGCAATGGTTTGTAATCGGCTTTGGCGTTCAAGCTATCGCACGTTTGCGCCAATGCCTGCGCCCACACGTGTGATGGCGCGGTAATCAGTTTTTTGCGGTATGTGCCGCCGTGTTTAATCATTGCCAGCAGTTCGTTGAGCAAACGCAGTGCCTTATCTTTGCTTATTTTTTTGTTACGTTGTGGGGCAAATAGCCGCAGGTAGCGGAACACTTCGCGACCGCAATCGCTCGGCATAGTCGCCAATGCCGCCATCAAGGAAGCATCCACACCTTGTTGGCAAAACATCTCCAGCGACCCCCGCGCCCCACAGCAAGGGCAAGCGCAATCAATCATAGTGAGTCATGACCTTTCTTGTGTGTTGAAGCCCATTTCCGAAGTGATTTAGTTGCACGTTTAAATGCTTTATTTCTTGTCGTTCCATTAGATTGAACAATTATTTTAGCATTTCTTATACCACAGTGCTCAGCGTCCCAGATTGTTATGATCCAATCTGAAATCCTATTATAACCCATGTCGAACAAAACATGCGGATGTTTATTTTGTACATCATCAAACATTAAAAAAAACTTCTGCATTGGTTGTAGTGCCATCACTATCTCCTTCGGCTTGCTCATCAGTACCCGATCACCACACCGGGCAGACGGCGGATCGCTCCGCCGTTTCGCTTTATCTACGTAGCCGAACCAATCGAAAAAGCGACTTGTTCCCCAGAATGGGTATATGCAGCTATGCTTACTTCTTGGGGTAGAACCCTTGCCAGTGCATTCACAGCCGCTTCAATACTGTCCAACGGCACACCACCACCATAAACATTAATGGTGATTTCCCTTGCCCTTCCAGCTCCAAATATTTTAATCTTAGATACGTCCATCATCATCTCCTTCAGTTCTTTCGTAGGTTGGCGGTGAGGCACGAACCCCAACACCTTCGGCTTGCTCATTAGTTGTGATTGAGGAAGGTCGTACAAATACAGGCACAAACTTATTACGGTCACCAATTCTTTTATTCCATTTCTCTATAGCTTCAGTATTTGAGTGTTCTTTTGTTGTTGTATCATAAACGATAGCGTCTTCTTCTGTAATAGCATAGCTAGGTGCCCCCTTGCAACCGCAGTTACGACATACTACGAAACATTGTGTATCATCCTTAATAATCGTATCGATTTCGCCTCCACAAAAGGGGCAAGGTTTTAATTCATCATTCAATGTTATAACGTCCATCACTATCTCCTTCGGCTTGCTCATCAGTACCCGATCACCACACCGGGCAGACGGCGGATCGCTCCGCCGTTTCACTTTTACAATGCAGAAAACTCCAACGGTACAACCTTCCACCTGTTGTCGTCCCCCACGCGCAAATACACGCGCACATAGCTTTTGCTGCCGTGCATAATCATGCAGTCTGTCAATGCCTGCATGGCTCTTACCCAGCGTTCATCGTCAATTTTATAGCGGCGCAAGCCCATGATTTTAGCAGTGGATACATTGCCCTGCTTGTCTGTATCAAACGCCCCAGCAACAATAACTTTCAGCTCATCGCGTGAGCCTTCAGTCCATTCGGTGATACATTCATCGACTAAGGTCTTAGCCACCTGCAAACGTTCATCGAACGTGATGAACTCATGCACCTGCACCTTCACCTTCACGCTGCCGTCGAACGACATCAACTGGATGTTACCCTTCGCGCCACCAATCGGAGCGTTGTATTCCATCGCTGAAACATCGCGGAAGGCGTAAATCGCATTCATCACCCACGTTTTCATGCCGATCAGGTATTCACTCGCGGTAACAAACCGTTCCTTAATATCCAACACCAGCTCATCACGCATCTTGTCCAGCTCGTCGATCATGTCTTCAGGCACCAAATGACCTTTTTCATTTTTGCGATAACCTGCGGGAATCGCTACTGCATCATCACTCATCTTCAACCTCCGTATTAAACCTATTCAAAATCGCCAACATGCCGATGGCTTCCACACCCAAAGCACCCACCAACACCGCACACAGCACAGCCGCAGGCACTCAAGTTCACTCATCGTTATCACCGCCCCAAACGAGCGTCCAAATAAACCAAAAGTCCATGCCCAACAGCACCGCCACAGCGAACCAAAATCCCCAAATCATACTGCACCGCCTTTGCCGCCCTTGATGCCTGAACCATCCCAGCGCACCACCTGCAACATGGTCATGCCATCACGCTTCACCACCTGCAACACGCGACCGCCTGGCAACGCATCACCACGCCGTAATACAGCACGGTAAACCCAATGCCGCGCACCGCGCTTACCTGCCATGCGCAAGCCGCTGGTGTTGTGGTTCACGCGCTTAGCCCGCGCCCCCAATGCCTTCAGGGCTTCCAACTTCGCTTCCCAACCTTCGGTGATTTCACTCATCTTTGCCTCCGTTCACAATTTTATTAGGGCAGCTTTTGCACCCCTTCCATAGCGCGATGCGCATCGGCGATGTCATGCGGAACGGCTGGTTCTGATGCTCTACACAACGCTGACGGGGGATCTCTGCCCCGATTACAGGGCAATCAACGGCAAGGCTCATCAATTCACCTTCCACCAACCCCTGCAAACGCTGAATATTGCCCTTATAAACGCCGTTTAACGCTTGGGAAACCATCGCCGTAGATACCCCCAAACGCCGCGCCACCTGTGCTTGCGATGATGCCTCGCATGCTGTTTTTAATGCTTCAAGCCACATGGTGAGTCCTTTCTCTAATCAAGTCATTGTACCGCTCGGTACTGGGTAAAGGTTTAGATGCACCGCGCTTCGCGCTGACCCGCTGGGGTTGCCCGATCACCACGGCTTCACCCGTGTTCAAATCCAACACCACCGCGTTGTAATTCCGCGCCACAGGGGCTTTAGGTCCTGTGTTCTTAATCAGGCGGTATTTACAGTACGAACCTTTGCGACCACCAACCCGTTTACGCACACAGGTCACATAACCAGCCTTCACCAGCAGCGCGACGTATTTGCCAAGGTTGCTGCGCGTAATATCGGCAGTGGATTCAATATCCCCCATCGTCCACTCCACCAATATGCGCATGCTTTGCCATGCACGGTGGCGTGGTGATGGGTTCTTTTTAGCCCTGTTGGGCAATGCAGGTTTCATCATGCACCCGGGGCATCGCCGATGAAGTACTTCATCGCCCATTGCTGCCAATCGTTCAGTGTGACTTCGCTCAGCCCACGGTTTTTTGCTGCCATTTCAATCTGCCCCAAACCAACCACCAGCAGCCGAATAGAGCCACGCGCCTTGCCGTGCAAATCCACCAGCAATTCATCGCTAACAGCCACTTCGCAAAGCGTAGTTGCCAGCTTTTTGGCATCACCAATATCGCACTTGTGGAACTCAACCCACTGCGCCATGCGTCCGCTTAACTGCTTGCTGCCACGCAACTTGCGCTGAATGCCACTCATGCCGATCAAAATCACAGGCATGCCCGTCAAATCGTGCAGGTCGCGCAAGGTTTCCGTCAGCTTCTTGTTTTCGATGATGTAATCCGCTTCGTCCACAAACAGCACCCGCGCCTCTTGCGACATCGAGGCAACAATCTCTCTAATCATATAATGAATACGGCGCGGCGCAGGGCGGCCAAGCTCGTCCAAAATCGTTTCCAGCATCGCCGAAGGCGTCCACGTAGCCATGGCACGCACATAAATGCCGTTCACTTGGTTGATGTACCACGTCACCGCCGTGGTCTTGCCATAGCCCGTTTCGCCCCACAGCAAACCCATGCCAGGCATACCCGCCGAGCGGCTCAACAACGCCTCGCCCGCTTCCATCAAATTAGCAATATTATTGACTGCTACAGTCTTATGTTTCATAGTTCGTCCTCGCTTTCATTGGTAACTACTGTGAGCTTACCATTATTACCCTTGATGCTGGTTACATCAGGGTTCACTACGGCCAGCCGCAAAGCTGGCCGTTTTTTTTGTGGCACTGGGGCGTGGTTTTGCTCCATGTATGCCGTCAAATCGTTGCTGGCGCGCAGTGCTTCAACCATCGCCACGCTTTTGCCCTGCCAAACCGAGCGCGTAATGCCTTCGCTTTGCTTGGCATATTCGCCATACAACGCCGCTTTATAGCTCAGTTCCTTACGCATCTGCCGCAACATCAGCGCAATCAGTGCCAATTCTTCGTTCATGATTGCCCCTCCAGTTCTAACAATTTCAATTGTGCGCGCCCTTCGATGCTGATCGACCAAATGCGCGCCCATTCGCGGTCATCCGCGCTGGCGTTGGCATCGGCGGTCACGCGCAAATACCGCGCCAACCGCTCTTCACGGCTTTGCTTAGGCATAGCCTCGGTTTCCATCGCTTGTTGTGCTTTGGCTAAGGTTGTTTGGTTAATCGGGGCGACGGCAGGTACTGCGTCATCAGCGGCAATGGCATCGCCTGCTGCGCTAAGCTCTGTTGTGGTGTGCGGTATCGCTTCGGCAGGCATCAATGCCACCGTAGCCGCCGCTGCGTGGGCTTCCTCTGCCATTTTCTCTGTAACTGAATAGGCTTTCAGTTCCTTGCGTTTCTGCTTAATAACTTTGCGCTCTTCACTCATGCGCAGCGCACCCTTTTTCTTGAGTCCTGCGGCAAATTCGTTCCGATCAAAGCCGCACAACTCAGGGCATTCAGCAATGCCAAGGTATGCCTTACGGAAGAACACATACAACTTGCCCATGTCACCCAGTGGGTCAAAGCGCACGGTCACTTTTTCGCGGCTTGGCACCTCAAACAAACAAGCCCCAGCGTAATAATGCGGGGCAGGCTCGCCTTCCCATGTGATGCGGATGCCCTTTTTGGTCACGCTGCGTGTGCCATCGCCTGGTACATCAGCCAGCAACAGGTCAAGGGCGCGTTCGTTGTCTATCGTCCTGATTCCGCCTTCCCATTGTGCCACTTTTTCTAGCGGTGACATGCCGATGCCTGAGTGCTTGCGTTGCATATAGATGCCGTTCACCCAATCGTCGCACAGCCCTTGCAACTCCTCCGAAGAAAGCTTCACATCCACCACGGTATTCTTTTTGAACAATTGATCGGCGAACGAATGACGCGCCCGAAGCTTTTGCGCATCGGCAACATTATGCCCCGAATAGCCAGGCAATAGCTCGCACACTTCGTGGCTAAAGGTACGGAAGAACCGTTCAATATGCGGCTTTTCCCAGCCAGAAAAAGGGGTGCTAAAGTGCTGCTCGATGTTCAAGCCCGTGCACAAACGCTTAATGCATTTCGAAGCATAGTCTTTACCATTATCAATCTTCACGCTTTCTGGTACGCCATATTGCATAATGGCGCGGCGCAACATCGCAGCAACAGCCGCCGCACTGCTGGTCTTCGCAACATGCATCAACGGACGGCGGCTATACACATCAATCATCGCCACAATGGAATAACGTCCATCGGTAAGGTGAACATCGGCAGGGGTGGAATCCAACTCCCACCGCTGGTTCAGCCGCAAAATATCAGCCGAAGCACTGCCAAAAGCAGACATGAACTTGTTCTTCCAGTCGTCAGGGTTACTCACCGCCAGCAAAACACGCTCGTTTTTGCGCTTCCAGTCCTTCGTCCAACGCTGTAAAGCGCGCAAAGAAACTTGCACATTGTTGCGACCAAAACACGCCCGCATCACGCGCATATAATCCGATGCACCAGCATCAGGGTACTCAAATATCAATGCTTCCATAAAGCCGTTTAGCTCAGGGTCAGTGTCCAAAACAGACGAACCTTTACGGTTGCCATAGCGACCAGCGAGCGAGCTCAAACCCTTCTTTTGCAAATCTTTCTGCCAACGCAGTAAACTGGCTGCCGAGATTTTACCGCCGCGTAAATGGTCTTTAACCCACAGTTCCATCACAATGGAACCCTCATTAAACGCCCGCGCATAAGCGTAAGCAGCCTCTGTTTTGTTGCCGTCAAAGCGTTCCATATACTTGGCAAACGACTGCAACACCTGCACCCGTGCATCCATCCTGGAACGTGCGTGACCATCAAGGTTAGACGCCTCAGCAAGCGAGGCTTCAATAATGGCTTTGGTTTGTTCTTCTTCTATTTTTGCTTCTAGTTTAAGTTTGCAGCCAGCAGCAATGCCAGCTTGCATGGCAGGGTTGTGTTCCGCCGCCGCAAGATGCGCCGCCTTGCGCAAAGCATCCTGCGTAGCAGCAGGCAAGCTGGATATGTGGTACTCATTGCCGCCGCCCTGACCCTGACGTGGGCGGGACTGCCAGTTTTCTTTTTCTGACTTTCGGTAAATAGTGCGGACACTTCCCTCTAGTCCAACCATTCCAGCCAGTTCTTTGGCGGAGTACCATTGATTATGGGTGCGTGACGGCATCAGTGCGCCGCCACGCTTCTCGTGCTACTGTTTCGCTGTGCTACCAACACAAAAACAACAACAAGGAGAATAAGGATGTCGGATGTTATGACTGATGAATTAACTTTGAAGGAGTGGGGCGAATTTCTGAATAGTGCCTCAGAGCAAGTGTTCTGTAGCTTCAAAATAAGCGAAGCTGAGGAACTGCGCAAAAGCCTACAAGGTATGAAAGCATCAGCATTCATGGCGTTGCGAAAAGATTTAATCTTGTTTGCTATTGATAGCATCACTAACCCCGATAAGTACAAAGAAAAAACAATTGATAACCTTATAATCAAGCTGATTTCTGTTCAGCTTGGCATGCACATTTCCGCGCTTGTCATATCGCTTCAAGACTCCGACGTATTAGTGCCTCCACGTTTCCGCTGTCTGCACCGTGAACTTCTTCACGCATCTCTTCTTGTTTTCTTTTTGCCCTCAACGTCATTCGACGCATCTGACGCTGAAAGTCTTTGGCCATTAGGTGGTCGTTCCCCATTTGTGAATTAGCCTGGTCAATCAAAGCTGACGCGTTCAGATCATGATCTTCTGTTTTTACGGGCAAAGAACACGCTTGCTCGACTTCGCTCAAATCACAGCGCGCAAAAGCCATAGCGATATAACCGATGACGTTGAACTGATCGCGGTACATGGCACACGCAAATTCAATAGCGCGGTCATAATCCTCCAAGCTTATGTCACCTGACATAAGCTTGGAATTCATAATATCCAACGTAATAACGCCTGTTTTATGATGTTTTCTATCAGTCATTGATAACCCCCGCAGCTTTTAATACGTGCTCACGCAACGCCACAGACTTCACACCATTACGATCACCGATCACAGCGCGATAGGCATTGCGACGGTTGACCCCATTGGCATTACACCATGCATTCATGGATGTACCCGCAAGATCAAACCCGTGGCGGGCTTTCTTCCAAAGAAGCTTGCTTGGCTGTAGTGTTTGGTGGCGTTTCGTTTCCATACGGCGAACATTAGAACATTCATGTAATCATTCAAGTTTATTCAACATAAAAGTTGAATGATTATGTTCTATTATTTGTTAATAATCCTGTAAGGTGTTGATATGAAAACTTTTTGTTTAAATGTTGAATGTTGCATATGGTGCATTCAATATCATTCTACTTCCCTTCCACCGGGAAAACTTGATCGTTCAGGTTCTAAAGTATGAAGTCTTGGTTTTCAGCAAAAGAGCTTGCTGGTGTTAATGGCATGCCTGGAACCACTCAAAATGTTACAGTGAGAGCTAAAAAGAACGGCTGGCAATATCGTGAGCGTCAAGGTCAGGGTGGCGGTAAGGAATACCACATCACCAGCCTGCCAGAAGAAACACAACAAGCCCTAAAGGCGCAAAACAAAACACCTTTAAGCGTAGTAGAGGTAAAAGGCGAAAAACCAACTGAAGAAGAAAAAGAAACAATCCCATGCCAACTAACGCACGATGAAATGGCATTAGTATTAAAATACCGTCAAATGAGCCAACAACAAAAAGTACAATCACAAACAATCGTTGATGTCATCGCTCAACCAGAAATAAAGGAATCAAACAGCAAATAAAAATGCAAACCATGTGTCGCAATCCAAAAAACGCGACACATGGAATCCGCAAACCATCCATCGCACAAAAAAAAAGGCAGTCGCCAAAGCAACCGCCCAAAAACCCAACAACCCCAACATCCATCCCACCTAATCCAACCTAATCCCATCCCATCCCACTAATCTCACACCATCCGTCGCGTCACA